TGAAAAATTTTTCTGAAAGAAATTACAAATTTTTATTGTATAAATAACTATTTAGGGAATAAAATAAAATTCATAGAATTAAAAAATTTTAATGTTTAGGGGATTATTATATTCCAAATCAAAGGAATTAAACTTAATTCAGAAAATTGGGGACGTTTTTGTTATTTATATAATAGCTTATTCAAGTTTTCAAGATAACAACTTAATAGCAAATATTTTTACATTATTTTCAACTTTTTTAGACATTTCTCTCCTTTTGTTGTCTGTTTTTTTGTTCATATACTAATACTATATCATATTTTACAATAAAATCAAGCAAAAAACGGCAAATGTTCTCTTTTTGTTCTCAAAAAACCCTTATAAATAGTCAAAAAACAACAATTTTGAGGAAAATTATGGCAAAAATGAGAATTTACAAGTTTTGGAACGAATCTGGCACGGAAAAAGAGAAGGAATCAATGAGTTTGAAGAAAGCCGTCATGTCGGTGCAAGGGGATTTCAAAGATGAAGTGATTGGAGTAGAATATATTAGTAAAAAAGGCAAAAAAATCACATCCTCGGTAAAAATACCGATGGGTCGTAAGATTAGACAATCAATTGCCTTAGAAAAAAAGAGATTAGCAAGAAAAGCGTTATTAGAACAAAGGCAAAAAGAGAGATATGGCAGTTAGAGAAGGCGATCCGTTAACAACAGGTCATGGTTGTGATAGTGTAACCACATTATTAACATCACCTAATAAAACAACAAGAGCAAATAGTATATTTTGTGCTGTTCAAGGCACAATTACGGTTACACACCTTGTTCCACCTAATGTGCCACCTTGTGGTAGTCATGCAGCTTTCTTAAATGCAGGATCCCCTAATGTTAGTATAGGTGGTATACCTTGGGGTAGAGTAGGTGATAGTGCAGACGCAGGTGCAATGATTTCTGGTTCGTTAAATGTTTTAGTAAATGGCAGATAATACTCATAAATAGTATTATGGCTGTATCACAAATAGACGCAACGGTAACGAATAATAGTAAAAGATCAAATCGTATATACAAAGATTTGAATATGTCTTTTACTAAAAACCCTGCAACAAAAGATGTTGCAAGATTATTTGATGTTCAGGCAATCAAAAGAGCTGTTAAGAATATTATCTTAACAAACAAATACGAAAGACCTTTTAATCCAGACTTTGGTTGTAATTTAAGAGGTTTCTTATTTGAAAATATAACTGAACCATTATTAGTTATTATAAAAGATCGTGTTGCTATGGCAATTGAAAAATACGAACCAAGAGTTAGTGTTGAAGATGTTGTGGTAAAAAATAGTAGCGATCCTAATGGTATCAATATACAAGTTTCTTTTTTAATTAATGGTGTTGAAGCACCAGTAACCGTTTCAACATTCCTACAAAGAGTAAGATAAGATGGCTAGACAACATAGACTAGATATTTCAGAATTAGATTTTGAGAATATAAAATCATCACTTAAAAGATTTTTATCAAATCAAACACAATTTAAGGACTACGATTTTGAGGGTAGTTCTATGGCAGTTCTATTAGACCTGTTATCATACAATACACACTACTTGGCTTACAATGCAAACTTTGTAGCAAACGAAATGTTTATGGACACAGCACAATTAAGATCAAGTGTTGCGTCATTGGCTAAATTAGTTGGTTATACTCCTAATTCTGCAAGAGCACCTATCGCTGATTTAAAATTAGTTATTAATGACGCTACAGGCTCAACGGTAACAATACCTGCAGGCACAAAATTTAGTTCATCAATAGATGGTTTAACTTATACATTTGTAACCGTAGGTGATCATGTAGTTCAACCTGTTGATGGCGTATATACAGCACAAAGTTTAAATGTTTATGAAGGAACATATGTAAGTTATAATTACACATTTGATAGTTCAGATATAGATCAAAGATTTTTAATACCATCAGACAGAGCAGATTCAACAACAATAAAAGTTGCCGTGACTAATAGTGCTTCGGATGCCACTACAGCAACATATACAAAAGCAACTTCAATAACAGAATTAGATGGCACATCAAAAGTTTTCTTTTTACAAGAAGCAGAAGATGGTCAGTATGAAGTATATTTTGGTGACGGTGTTATAGGTAAAAAATTAGATGATGGTAATATAATTACTATAAGTTATGTTGTAACCAATAAGACAGAAGCAAACGCAGCTAAAACTTTTGCGTTGCAAGGTTCTATATCAGGATTTACAGATGTAACCATTACGGTTAATTCAGAAGCACAAGGCGGTGCTGAACCTGAGTCATTACCAAGTATTAAAAGTAATTCTGCTAACTTCTATGCGTCACAAGACAGAGCAGTAACCGTAGAAGATTATAAAGTAAAAACAAAACAACTATATGCTAATGTTCAATCAGTAAGTGCTTGGGGTGGTGAAGATAATGATGTGCCTTTTTATGGCCGTGTTTATATTTCTATCTTACCAACAAGTGGTTCTAATCTAACTGAATCAACAAAGAGTAGAATAGTAACCGATCTTAAAAAATATTCTGTTGCCTCGGTCACACCTGTTATTGTTGATCCTGAAATTACAAGTATTATTTTAAGAAGTTCAATTAAGTTTGACGCTGGTGCTACAACAAAAGTATCAGACACAATTAAGTCAGATGTAATTACAACAATTACAAATTACAATGCAAACACTTTACAATCTTTTGATAATATGTTTAGACATTCAAAGATGACTGGTTTAATTGATGATACAGATGAAAGTATTTTATCAAATGTTACCACGGTTCAATTAAGAAAATCATTTACACCAACAATTGGTAGTTCACAAAAATATTCAGTAGCATTTTCAAATGCATTATACAATCCACATTCAGGCCATGCAAGTGAAGGTGGTGGTATATTATCATCATCAGGATTTAAGATTGATGGTAATACAACAGATGTATTCTTTTTAGATGACGATGGTAATGGTAATGTAAGAAGATATAAAATGGATGGTTCTGCTAGATCATATGCAAATGCTACACAAGGCACAATAGATTATAGTTCAGGTCTTGTTGAGATTAATTCATTAAATGTTTCAAATATAGAAAACATACGAGGCGCTGCTTCAACGGTTATAGAGATTACGGTTAAACCTAATTCAAACGATATTGTTCCTATTAGAAATCAAGTATTAGATATTGATGTTGCAAATAGTTCGGTCACGGTAGAGGCTGATACACTAGTAGGAGGCTCAGCAAATGCTGGTATAGGATATACCACAACGACTAGTTATTAAATGAGATGGCCAACTTTAAAGATAAAATATCTAATCTTATAAACTCACAAGTCCCTGACTTTGTATTAGAAGATCACCCATTATTTTTAGACTTTGTAAAAGCATATTACAAATTATTAGAGTCTGCAAAGATAGACCTAATTAATATAGGCGCTCCATCACATATACAATTACATAGTTCTAAATCGGTTACAAACTATCTTAATTTAAACGGCACAACACCTGACGGAGATGATGAAGGTGATAAAGTATTATTAGAAGATACAACATTTGGTGACTTTCAAAATGGTGAAGTAATTACAGGTCAAACTTCAGGTGCAACTACAACAATATTAGTAGAAGATGTAGGTGGCAGACAATGTTTATTTGTTGTTGCAAATTCAAAATTTATAGAGGGTGAAATAATTGTAGGTGCTACAAGTGAGGCTTCTGCAACTATAAACAGATACAGAGCAAACCCAGTTCAAAACATTCAACAACTTTTAGATTACGCTGATGTAGATAAAACTATTTCAGGTTTCTTAACTAAATTTAGAAATGCTTTTTTAACTTCAATACCTGATACTTTACATAGTGAAATAGATAAAAGAAATCTAATCAAAAATATTAAATCACTTTATCAAGCAAAAGGAACAAAAAGAGCAAGTGAGATATTTTTTAAATTACTATTTAATGAAAATGCTGAGATAAGATATCCTAAAGATAATATTTTAAGGGTGTCTGATGGTAAATGGGATACTAAAAAGATTATGCGTGTTGTTGAAGTAGGTGACTCACAGGCTGCACACTTAATAGGTCAAACAATTACACAAGAAAATGATCCTGTTGATACTTCAGTTAATGAGGCAACAGCCGTTGTTGAAGATGTATTTAAGTTTGTAATAGGTGGTGTTGAAATAACAGAATTAGTATTAGGCGATACAAGTGTTGAAGGCACATTTTTAACAGGTCAAACAATTACAGGAACAGACAATACAGATTCAGACATAACCGTTAAGGTTACAATTACAGGTATCATAGACGAAAAGACAATTACAAATGATGGTGCATATTATAACGAAGGCGATGATGTAGTTATAACTGCTGGAGGAACAGGTGCAACAATGAAATTAGGACCTGTTGGTTCTGGTGCAATTGAAGAAGTTATTATAGACGCTGGAGGAACAGATTACGAAATAGGCGATGTTGTTAATTTTAGTTTTGGTAATGCAAGTGCAAAAGTAGCTGTTGTAAATGGTGGTATAACCGTAGAGTCAGGAACAGCAAGTGAAGGTCATATTGTATTAGAAGATCAAACACAAGAATCAGATCCTTATCATGGCGATAAGATAGTGCAAGAGTCAGGCACAGGCGTTGGCGATATTACAGATGTTAGAATGATTAACAAAGGTAATGGTTTTATTTCTTTACCTGTTGTGACGGTTACATCTAGTTCAGGTCTAGGAACAAAACTACTTGCAAATGGTCCTGAAGTAGGTAGAGCATTAACTTTAAGAATGATTGAAACAGGTCATGGTTTTGAACAATCACCTGCACCGACTTTAACTTTACCGACTTATGTTTTAATAGGCGATGTATCAGGTTCTTTTCCTGATACAAATACAATTGCAAGTCCTATTACAGCAAATATTGTATCACATGATACAGCAACAAATTTATTAAAACTATCTAACGCAAGTGGCACATTAAGTATAGGTGCTACAATAACTGGTTCTGATGGTGCAACTGCTGTTGTAAAAAAAGTAGATCAGGCAACTGCAACGGTTACCGTAGCAGGTGTTAATACAACTGATGGTGCTTTTGAAAATGAAGATGGTTGGGTATCTGAAGATACCATGAAGATACAAGATAGTTTATTATACCAAGATTACTCATACATCATAAGAGTAGGTAGATCAATTAATGAATGGAGAGATAGTTATATTAAAACACTACACTCTGCTGGTTTCTATTTTCAAGGTGAGATTGTTATTGAAACAAATCTAAATGCAAAACTAAAAAGAGTCACAGGTATCAACTCTGGTTCTGATAGTATATTGTTAACGGTTATCGGATCGTTCTACTCTACACTAATTGGTAGAAGATTAGGGACTGCAACTGATGGCACAAGTTTAAGATCAAATGCAAAAGAGGCAATATCTGCTGATTTAGACCCTAACACTATTACACAATTTGATAAAACAACTAGAGATGTAACCTTAACAACACAACAAATTAATATTGATTACACAAGTAGGCCTAGAGAAAATATTACAGACTCTTCAGGCAATATTATTAGAATTACAAGAGGTGGTCTAATGTATTCAGGACCTAGATTTGGCACTATTAATAAGTATGCACAAACAATGTTTGGGTCAACTGCAAATAGTCCATTCAGTTCAAGTAATATAAACTTTACAGAATTAAATGATATAAGAGTCAAAGGAACAGGAACATCTTTAGATGGTCAAAGAGCAATATTTCTAATGACTTCAGACCCAGTAGGTCAAAAATTAAAAACAAACTTTACAATCCCTGCAATTATAGGTGAAGTAGATGGTGATTCGTTTGATGAGAACCAAACATTCTTTGATTCAACAACAACGAAATTTGATAAAACTGCATAGGGATTGTTTATAAATAGTAAGAGAGAGTTATGGCAAAACAAAGTATAGGACTAGGATCAACAGCAAACGACGGAACAGGCGATAGTCTTCGTGTCGGCGGCGATAAGATCAACGATAATTTTAACGAAATTTATACAACATATGGTGATGGTTCTACACTAACGCCATTCACATCTGGAACAAGCACACTTACTAACAAGACAATTAATCTCACAAACAATACACTTACTGGAACAATAGCAGAATTTAATACTGCGTTATCAGATGGTGATTTTGCAACACTATCAGGCACAGAAACTTTATCAAATAAGACACTAACTGCTGTCGGTGGCACGGTTAGTAGAACAGGTGATTTACTTTTTGATGTTTCTGGTGATATATTTTTAGACGCAGGTGGTAAAGATATTATCTTTAGATACCAAGGCACACAATTTGGTTTATTTACTTTTCACTCTGGTGGTAATTTATTAATACAATCAGGAACAACAACAAACTTAACAATGACAGGTGCTAATTCAGCATTTGCAGGTAATGTTGATGTCGGTGGTAATATAACGGTTACAGGTAATCTATCAGTTAACGGAACAACTACAACGGTTGCAACTACAAATACAACATTATCTGATAATATATTTGAATTAAATAGTGGTGTAAGTTCAAACGCAAATGATATAGGTATCATCATGGAAAGAGGTTCTACTGGTGATAATGCCATATTTGCATGGGACGAGTCTGAAGATAAATTTACAATAGGAACAACAACTGCAACAGCAGACTCAACAGGTAATATTTCAATAACACCAGGAACATTAGTCGCAAATACCTTTGAGGGTAATCTTACAGGAAATGTGACAGGTAATATAACTGGTAGTGCAGGTTCGGTTACAGGTAATTCTGCAACTGCAACAGCATTAGCAAATAGTAGAACAATAGGAATGACAGGTGATGTAGTCTGGACATCGGCAGCTTTTGACGGAACTGCAAATGTAAGTGGGACTGCAACAATTCAGGCTGCCTCTATTGAACAGGCTATGATAGAAGACGGTGCCGTAAATAGTGCAAAACTAACAAGTGCCGTGACTTTACAGATACTTGACTCATCAGGATCAGCAGTTAAAACAATAATAGGAGCAGGATCATAATAGATTTTGATTATAAATATAAAGAGGATTAACAATGCCAGCAATAATAACAAACAAATTTAGAATGAACAATGCCGAACAATTTGAGGAATCATTTTCGGAGGCAACGCCAACGGTATACTATCTAGGAATAGGTAGAGCACAAGAATTTGGCACACTAACAAGACCAGACGCAAGAACAGAATTTGAAGGAACAGAATTATTACCTACAACACCAGGTGATTCTGTAATGAACGAATTTAAAAACTTTGATGATTTGCTGGCTGCAAAAAAAATCACAGGTTCAAATGTTTCATTCGTAGTTCCAAGAAGAAATTGGACAACTGGCACAACTTACGATATTTACAGACACGATTACGAAGAATTTATTACAGGTTCTACATCAACTAGACAGACTGCTAATTCAGGTGCAACGGTATTATTTGATTCAACTTTCTATGTAATGACTGGTGCAAGAAATGTTTATAAATGTTTAGATAATAATAACAATTCTGCTTCAACAGATGAACCAACAGGAACATCAACAACCGTAATCACAACTTCGGATTCATATAAGTGGAAATATATGTATACCTTATCTGCATCCGATCAAGCAAACTTTTTATCAACAGACTTTATGGGCGTCACAACTGACTCAACGGTTAGTGCTGCTGCTGTTGATGGTTCTTTAGACATAGTAAAAATTAAAACTGCAGGATCTTCATATACGGTATCAGGTGGTGCAACTTCAGGCACAATTACTGCTGTGCCAATTAGAGGTGACGGAACAGGAGGTGTTGCTTCTGTGACTTTAACTTCAGGTGCAATTACAGCCGTGACTATTACAACAAGAGGATCAGGATACACATTTGGTTATATTAGAAATGCTGATATACTTGCAGCTACAAACGCTGGTGGTGCAGGATCAGGCGCAGAATTAGATGTTATTATTCCACCAAAAGGTGGTCATGGTTTTAACGCTGTAGAAGAATTAGGTGGTTTCTTTGTAATGTTAAATACGACATTAGAAGGAACAGAAGCTACTAACTCTGGCGACTTTACAGCTGCAAACGACTTTAGAAAAATTACTTTAATTAAAAATCCTAATAACGCTGCTGGTTCAGCAGCTTCAGCTGCAACATTAAGAGCAACTTACGCTGTTAAGATTGCAAGTTCGCCAACACCAGGCACATTTACACCTGACGAAGAAATCAATCAATCAGGAACAGGCGCTGTTGGTAAAGTAGTAGAATGGGATTCAACAAACAATATTTTATATTATGTTCAGACACGGCACAATGACGCTGGTGCTGACGCAAATGGAAATGTGACTGCATTTTCAGGTGCAAATGTAATAACTGGTCAGACTTCAAGTGCAACAGGAACGCCTGATACATCTACACAAACGGTCAATAGTGTTGTCTTTACAAGTGGCTATGCCGCACCAGAATTACAACACGACTCTGGCGAAATATTATATGTAGAAAACAGGACTAAAATTGCAAGGGCTACTGATCAAACTGAAAACATCAAACTCGTAATTGAGTTTTAATAGAGGAAAATAAATAATGCCAAGTCCAACTGACTTTAATGTTAGTCCATACTATGATGACTTTGACGAAAGTAAAAAGTTTCATAGAATACTTTTTAGACCAGCATTTGCTGTTCAAGCAAGAGAATTAACACAAAGTCAAACACAAATACAAAATCAAATAGAAAGATTATCTGATCACCTTTTTGATAAAGGTGCAATGATCATACCTGGTGAGATAGGTTATGATTTAAGATACTATGCTGTAAAACTAACCTCTAAAACTGCAACTAATCTTTCTGACTATGTAGGTTCAACACTTACAGGTGCAACTTCAGGCGTCACGGCAAAAGTAATTAATAGTGTTGTTGCTGACGGAACAGATCCTGACACTTTATTTGTAAAATACTTTGATACAAATACAACTGATAACGCAACTATTCAATTTACAGACGGAGAAACATTTACATCAAATGCTTCTGGTGGTCCTACAGGTGTTGTTGCAACATGCCACACAGGTTCGGCTGCACAAGTTCAACAAGGTGTATATTACATAAATGGTTTTCATGTTCAGGTTACAGGTCAAACATTATTACTAGACAAATATACAAACACACCTTCTTATAGAGTAGGTTTAACGGTTACAGAATCATTTGTAACCCCAGGCGATGATACATCTTTAAATGATAATGCACAATCAGTATCAAACACAAACGCACCTGGTGCTCACAGATTTAAAATAGAATTAACATTAGCTAAAAAAACATTAACATCAACTGAAGACGCAAACTTTTATGAGTTATTAAGATTATCAAATGGTAATCTACAAAACCAAGTTAGATCAACTGAATATGCTATATTAGAAGATACACTTGCTCGTAGAACACATGACGAGTCAGGTGACTATGTTGTAAGACCTTTTGATATAGATGTTAGAGAACATTTAAACTCTGGCAATAATAGAGGTATCTATTCATCATCATCTGGTGGTGACGCAACTAAACTTGCTGTAGGTTTTTCACCTGGTAAAGCATATGTTCAAGGTTATGAAATAGATACAATCGCAACAACATTTTTAAATGTTGATAAGGCAAGAGATTTTGATACACAAAATAACTTTAATACTAGATTTGATGTAGGTAACTTTGTAAATGTAACCAATGTTTATAACTCACCTGATATTGCAAACGCAACAGGAGTGACCCCTTTTGAAACATTAGCTATAACAGATGTAGCAACATCAAGTAGAGGATCATTTACAATAGGAACTGGTTCAGGAAATAGATCAATCGGTAGAGCAAAGACTAGAGGTTTTGAATATAACTCTGGGACTGCAACATCAAATATTTTTGCAAGTTCATCATTAACAGACGCTGTATATAAACAATACTTATTTGATATTGTTATGTATACCCACTTAAATATTTTAACTGCTCAATCATATACACAAGGTGCAACTATAACTGGTAACACTTCAGGTGCAACTGGTATATTTGAAAATACATCATCAACTGAAACTGCAACAATCACAGGTGCAACACAGGCAAATCCTTGTGTGGTTACTTGTTCAGGTGGTCATCAATTTAGAGAAGGTCAACAAATTACAATTGCAAGTGTTAGTGGTATGACTGATATTAATACAACTCATACGGTTAGAAATCCAACATCAACAACTTTTGAATTATTTGCTACAGACGGAACAACATCAGTAAATACAAGTTCATCAAGTGCTTATAGTTCTGGTGGAACAGCTGCACACGGTGTTGTTGTTTTAACAAATGTTCAAGGTGAGTTTGTTGCAGGAGAAACAATAACAGATGGTAGCACAACATCCGTTATACAAGCAGACGCTGTAGGATTTAAAGGCGTAACCACTTATGATATGTCTTATGCAAAACAAATTGGTGAGGCAGGTTCGCCTACATTTACTGCTGATACATCATTAGACGCAAACGGAGAACAATTTACACTAACAGGTTCAATGTCTGTTGCAAATAGTGGAACAGCGGTCACAGGATTCAATACAAGATTTACTGAAGAATTAAGATTGGGAGATCATATTACATTTACGACAGATGGTGGTTCATCTATTACAAGAATAGTAGAGGCAATCATATCATCTAGTTCATTAACATTATCTGCTGCTGTCGGTGGTTCAGATGTTTCAACAAAAACAATTGCAACTAGAGGCAGAGCAAAATTACAAGACGCAAACAAAAATATTTTAGTATTTAAACTACCATATGAAAATGTTAAAACATTAAAAACAACAGCTAATAGTAATGCGTCTGATACAACTTATACATTTAGAAAACACGAAATCAAAACACTAACAGGTGATGGTATAGGGACTTTCTCTGCTGGTGTAGATGAAGAATTTGCAAGTTTAACAGAAAAAGACTTTACGGTTTCTATTACGGCAGTTGGCTCTGGTGGAACAGGTGCTGTGGGTGATGTATTAAGTTTATCAGGCAACAACCACGAAGGTGGTCCTATATTTTCATTGAATGGTGCAAAGACAACTCTTACATTAGACTTTGGTGCTAATTACGCAGGTCATACCGTCAAGGCATTATTAACATTAAATAAAACCGTCGGAACAGAAAAGACAAAAACTTTAAGTGCTGGTGAAACGGTTGCTATATCAACACAGGCAACTATTGAATCAGGCACTATTGGATTAGGTAAGGCAGATATTAAAGCACTTAATAGTGTATTCATGGCGCCTGACTTCTCAACAGCTGCAACAACATCACATACAGATATTACAAGTAGATTTGATTTAGACGATGGTCAAAGAGATAACTTCTATGATATAGGTAGAATTAAATTAAAAGATGGCGAGGTCACACCAACAGGTAGATTATTAATTAACTTTGATTGTTATACACATTCAACTGGTGACTTCTTTAGTGTTGACTCATATTCAGGAATTAATTACGAAGATATACCATCATACACTTCACAAACAACTGGTGTAAGATATGAATTAAGAGATAGTTTAGATTTTAGACCTAGAGTAGATGATGATTCAACTATAAACGCTGGCTTTAATAATAGAAGTTTTGATGGCACAGGTGCTTCTGTTGTAAATCCTATTAAACCTGGCTCAGATGTAAGATCAGATTTTGAATACTATCTAGGTAGAGTAGATAAAATATTTTTAGATAAAGATGGTAACTTTAAAGTATTAAAAGGTGCAAGTTCATTAGAACCTAGAGTGCCTGGCACATTAGATAATGCAATGCACCTATACACATTATTTTTACCTGCATACACATTAGATACTGCTGAAGTAGGTATTGAACATGTAGATAACAAACGATACACTATGAGAGATATAGGTCGTATTGAAAACAGAATATCAACCGTAGAATATTATACTCAATTATCTTTACTAGAAACAGCTGCACAAAATTTACAAATACAAGACGCAAATGGTTTTGATAGATTTAAAAATGGTTTTGTTGTAGATAACTTTACAGGTCACAATATAGGTGATGTCGGTAATAACGATTACAAAGTTTCTATTGATTATGCAAAAGGTGAATTAAGACCTACATTCCATGAAGACGCTGTATCATTAATTGAAAGAGATGATGACGGCACAGCAATTATTGATACTGATAGAACAGATCATAATTATCAAAAGACTGGTGATCTAATTACATTACCATATACTGAAGAAACACTAATAGATCAACCATATGCAAGTAAGGCAATCAATGTAAACCCATTTGGTGTATTTACATGGATAGGCGCAATAGAATTAACACCACCAGGTGATGAGTGGAAAGAAACAGAAAGAGCACCTGAATTAGTTATTAACAACCCTAATGGTTCGTGGGATAACTTAACAAAACAATCAGGTAACTCTAGTCAATTATCAGAATTTCCTATGTCAACGGTCTGGAACTCATGGCAAGATACATGGACAGGTAGACCTGTTGAAACAGAAAGACAAAGAGTAGGCACATATAGAACAAGAGGTGGTCATGGTTGGAGAGTTATGGCACAAGAAGAAGTCACAACTGCTCAACAAGTATCACAAACAAGAACAGGTATTAGAGCTGTTGCAATACCAGAAACAATTAGAACATCAATTGGTGATAGAGTAGTTTCTGTTGCATTTGTTCCTTTTATAAGACAAAGAACAATAACTTTTAGTGCAACAAGATTAAAACCTAATACAAGAGTTTATCCTTTCTTTGACAATATAGATATTGCAACTTATGTGACACCTGAAGGTGGTTCTGCTGGTGGTAATCTGGTTACAGACTCAAATGGTGCTGTATCAGGAACATTTGCAATACCTGATCCTAAGGTTGACGCAAATCCTAGATGGAGAACAGGTCAAAGATTATTCAGATTAACAAGTTCATCAACAAATAGTTTAACAAATGCTAATGTAGAAACAGCAGCCAATGTTGAATATGTTGCAAGAGGTTTATTAGAAACGGTTAGAGAAACTATCTTATCAAGTAGAGAAGCAAGAGTAGAGATGAGATCGGTTACTGAAACACAAACAATTACAAGAACATCTACAAGAACGGAAGAAAGACAAGTAGGTTACCATGACCCACTTGCTCAAACTTTCTTAATTGATGATGAAGGTGGTGTATTCTTAACTTCAATAGATATATTCTTTTCAACAAAAGACGCTGCTATACCAGTCACGGTTCAAATAAGAGATGTTGTAAATGGTTATCCAGGTCAAAGAATATTGCCATTCTCGGAAGTCACTTTAAATCCTAGTTTAGTAAATACATCAACTGACGGAACAACTGCAACTAAATTTACATTCCCAAGTCCTGTTTATATACAGAATAATGTTGAACATTGTTTTGTTGTTATGGCAAACTCACAAGATTACAATGCCTATGTTGCAAGAATAGGTGAAACATCATTAGACTCAAGTAGAACAATATCTGCTCAACCATATGCTGGTGTATTATTCAAATCACAGAATGGTATGACTTGGTCTGCTGAACAAAATGAAGATATGAAATTTAAGTTAAGAAGAGCAGAATTTAGTAATGTGACTGGAACGGTTACACTAACTAACGATACTTTACCTACAAGAACACTTAAAAACAATCCTTTAAGAACAACTAATAGTTCAGGAGTTATAAGAGTATTTCATCCTAATCATGGTATGCATGGCACATCAAACAATGTGACGATTGCAGGCCTTGCTTCTGGAACATACAATGGTATAGATACAACTTCAAATGCTATCAACGGCACATATACAAGTATTTCAAATGTGACCCTAGATAGTTATGATATTACAACTGGCGGAACAGCAAATGCAACTGGTGATATTGGTGGTGCAACGGTAACTGCTACACAAAACAGATTGTTTGATGTATTAAACCTTGGTGGTATTCAAACAATGACCGTGCCAGGAACAAACATAGATTACTTTGTAAGAACAACAACTGGTAGATCAGTTCATGGATCAGAAACAGAATTTTCATTAATCTCAAATGCAAATAAACTTGCTGTTGTTCATAACGATAACTTATTCTTTACAGCACCTAGAATGGTTGCAAGTGGAATAAATGAAACAAACGAAACACAAATTACAGGTGGTAAATCTTTCTATACAATTTTAGAATTATCAACTACAAATACTAAACTATCGCCTGTGTTAGATACTCAAAGAATGAGTGTCTTTACAATTCAAAACAGATTAAATAGTCCGACAAGTTCTAACACACCTAGTTTTGTTTCTGATACAGCAAAAACAGGATCAAGTTCGGCTGCTATCTATTGCACAAAACCAGTTATATTAGAAAACAACTCAAAAGCATTAGACATAAGATTAACTGCAAACATAAGAGCAACATCTGAAGTAGAGATGTATTTTAGAACATCTGGATCAGACCAAGATGTTCAGTTATCAGATGTAGCATGGACACCATTCAATACTGATGGTAGTCCAGATGTATCAATCGTGCCTAGTGAAGACGATACAACATTTAAAGAGTATAAGTTCTCACAAGCAAATATAAATGAATTTACATCATTTCAATTAAAAATAGTTATGAAAGGAACCAATTCATCATATCCACCAATCATTAGAGATATGAGAGGAATTGCGTTGGCAATCTAATGGCTAGAGTTAGAGTAGAAGGCTTTGCAAATTTAGTAAGAGAAACAAACTCTAACGCAATTGTAAATGTAAATAAAAATGAATTTGCATTATACATGAAAAGAGTAAAGGCAAGAGAACAAAGAGGTGACGAATTAAGAGGTGCGATCAAAGAGATAAATACTCTAAAACAAGAATTGTTTGAAATAAAAAAGATGATTAAAGAAGGGTTTAAAAAATAATGGCTGCAAGAACAATATCAGCAACACAAACACTAGAAGACTTTAGAACGGAGTTTAATGCTCTGTCTTCACAAGACTTTGGTGATATTGCTACACTTAATCCTGCCATTAGTGCAACATCTGTAATCGGTGCTGTAAATGAATTATACTCTCAAATTGCAGGTTCACTTGCGATTAATATTACAGACGGAACAACAACTGAAACCGTAGGTAATGCTCAGACAATTACTTTTAACGGAACAACAAATCAAATTACACACACAATATCAGCAACAGATACGGTTACAACTGCATTAACACCTAATGTGACGATCTCTGGCAACTTTACTGCTAGTGGATCAGGCGCACATACTTTAGCCGACTTATCTATTAGTAGTAGTACAATAACAAGTTCAGGATCTACGGTTACGATAGATGACGCTTTAGTGGTTACAGGTACGATTACTGCAAGTAGAATTGAACCTGCTAGTGGCGCATTTTCATTTGGTAATAACAACATAGAAACAGGCGGAACAATATATACATCTTCAGGTATTATATTTGAAGGTGCAACACAAGACGACAATGAAACAACTCTTAATGTTATCGACCCAACTGCACCTAGAACAATTAATTTACCTGACGCAAGTGGAACGATACTGGTTACAGGTTCAACAGGCGACATATCAGGCACTATGATTGCAAATGATACGGTTACTGAGGCAAATATGGCCGATGACGCAATAGGTCAGGATCAACTAAAAAGTGTTGTAGAATTAAAGATTTTAAACTCATCTGGCACGGTAGTCAAAACATTGTTTGGTGCAGGTGCATAAGGATGTATAAATAGAACATAACAAGAATAATATGGAGAAATTATGGCAGTAGTAAAACCCTTATATGTAGTTTCAGGCAATCTACAAGAGATGGACACAACAAAGGTCGATGAATTGATCGCAAGAGCAGTCTATCAATATTCACTTTCACCTAGTGTTGTATTATCAGTAGTAAGTTCTGGTGGTAATCTAGGTACAATATCAGACACTAGAAAACAGGCAGGTGCTGTATCAACAAGTAATTCATCATTTCCTGCTGAATCATCAACACAAGAACCACAAACGGTAACCGTTAACTTTGATAAAATAACAAATACAACGACTACCTCAACACCTACAGCAGAT